AGGTCCTTCATACTCGGAGCCTTAGCTGTAGCAGTGCCACGGTTAAGCTGAGCACAACAAAGCACAGGCACCTCTAATCGTTTGGCCATAGCCTTAAGTGCTTTGGATACTGAGCCTACCGCTTCACTGCGTGTAGCGTACTCACCAATAGGTTGGACTGACGTGATGAAATCAACAACGACCATAAGCAATGGATCATCGCTGTTCTTTTTAAGTAGGTCACAAGCTTCTATGATGTTCTCTAATTGCATTCCGTAATAAACATGCAACCTACTAAGGACGTTCTGCTCTAACGACACGAGAGACTCAACGTGAGTGATCCCCTGCTCATTCTCTTCCTCGTATGGCGTGATACAATTTTGCTTTGCGATACACGAGATAGCTTTGAGCCCGATCTCTGCTGGTCCCATCTCAACGGAACAGTAGAACACCTTGCCGTATTTGTAGCCCTTAAGAATCTGGACTGCGATCTGAGTAGCCAAGGTTGTCTTGCCCGTACCAGGTCTAGCACCCAGTACAATCAATCGACCTGGCGACATACGCACTGCATCATCGAGCCGCTTGAACCCTGTCTTAATACCAGGAGCGAATGACTTGCGTGCATTGTTAAGGATACCCTCGAGTGCGCTCGTACCCGCAGCTTTTAACTGATAAGGCTTACCGTACTCATAGCTACCCTGCTTCTCCTGTGGCCATGAGGTATAGTTTGACAAGGTTTCCTCGCTTAATCTCTGTAAGTGCAATGGCTGCGGCATCTGCTGCGTGCTCCCTTTGTGTCTTAGGTATCTTCATTAGATACTTAGATGCACCGGGGATATTGTCGCAGAGCCACTCGGTGATCTCGGTTTTGCTGGCTGACTTCTTGCCCGTCAACTCCTGCTTCACATCCTTTGGATGCCACTGAGTCAACGGCCAGTTATCAACAGCCAGCCCATAGATAAGACCACGAGCCATACCAATCACACGGTCACTCGAAGTGCGTGTCCAACTCTCTGCCTCCACAGCAATGAGCTTAATGTTATAAGATGAACAGACGTTACGCAGTTCCTCGCCAATGATCTTGCACCTAGCTTGGTTGTCCTGCCAGACAGGGATCTTATGCTTAGATTTCTGCGTGCGAATGACGCCAGCCTCGACGCACTTAGCTAGGCTACCATCGTACTCGATGATAGCCCAGCCAAGGCTGCGAAAGCCTGGGTCAATACCCAGTACTCGGATGCCCATTTTAGAATGGCACCTCGTTAGAGGGAGGGTTGAACCCCGTGTCATCGCCAGGCGTTAGGTGCTTAACACCCGTATACACCTTCTCATTGTACTCACGATTGTTCGTCGTGATCATAAAGCAACGATTGGCTTGCTCGCCTACGGCGAGAGCCCAATCGCCCCATCCTTCAAGGTCGCCCTTGATACCCATGCCATTGAAGATAGCGCCTGCTTTCCACAGGATAGTATCAGCGTGCTTGATCTTATCCCAAACACGACGACCGTTATGCTCACCATGGGTGATGGTAAACTCCAATGAGGTACGCATGATACCATCATCAGGGTGAGGCTCGGTCTCTACATTTGTAAGCCGAGCAGTGTAAGTACCTTCAGGCAACGGAGCGAACTCCTTGTCACCTTGTGTGCTTGCTTCATTCATCCGATTCATAAAACTCATAATAGCTCCTACCGCTGGTTGAGTTTGTTTAGAAATGCGAGAACATCTTCCTCGCTAACGACTGGTACAACCTGTGACTCGCCATCTTTAAAGATACGATAGCGACACTTACTAACGAACTGAGGATCACGGCTCAGGTTAAGCACCTGTGATCCTGGTTTGAGATTCAACGCAGCAGCCTGCGTCTTGCTTAACACTTGCAACCTGCCAACCAGATCAAACGTACCAACGATGTCCACTCGATCATTCTTAGGACACTCGGGTGCATAGTAACCCGGCAGCCCCTCGACTTCACCGACCGCCTCATGGCTGAGCATTAGAATATTCTTACCTACCTTTGAGAGATTCTTTAGCTCATGCATGATCATCTTCAGTTGCTTCTTACGCTCACCGTACATCTTCAATGTGGTTTGGTTAGAGCCAGAGATACCCTGAAGTAATGACCATGCCATCTCACTTAACGTGTCGACGACAACCCACTTCACTTCTTTCTTATTGCGTAGCTGCTTAAGGAACTCGAGAAGCTCACCGCCCATGTTCCCATTGGGTTCGGATAGATCAAACAACTTGGTGTCCTTACCCACCTCACGCAATGCCTCTTGCATACCAACCTCAAAGTCTAGCGCCACACCGACGCCATCATCAAGGCCTGCGATACGAGCAGCAAGCGTGCTCTTACCAACACCGGGTGGACCATACACCATGGTCATCATCCCTCGTTGGTCGTTCGCATAGTCAATCATCTTAAGACCCATGTTTAATCTCCTTCACGGGTAAGCCTGCCTTATAAGCGTGTGCATATAAGAACATGGCTGGGTGGTTTAAATAGTTATCGGATACGGTATCGAGTTGCTGGCTACTGCTGGTCTTGTAATCAAGTACAACTGTATTCCCATCGTAGTCAGTGCCGATCAGATCAGGCTGGCATGTTACCCACATGTAGGTACCAGGCACACGAAAGATCCTGCGCTGTTCGTACTCGTTGATACATAGAAGCTCCCTCGTTGCCAAGCAAAACATTCTCACTGCTGTAGACGCACATTCACTCGCCTTGAAGTCCTCATCTAATGCTTCAATGTGTTGTTTAAGCTCAGTTATTTTAGCATCAATACGGAGCCTAGCAATTAAGATTAGGTCGGACACACTCTGCGTTGGAACAAAACTACCTACATCCTTACAGCCTGAGAATGCATAGGCCAGAGCATCGCACCCCTCGTGCACTAACGTGCCGAGGGTGCGGGCTGAGATCTTACTCCACTCTTGCCTCGCAGGTTCCTTGTTCATCTTGTAACTGAAGTACCACTGACGAGGGCACATCATGTAGCTACGCAGTTGCGATGGTGACACGATGAACGCACGATCATGACGCAATGGCTGACGACCAGGAACAGAGTATGACTTACCCGCTCCGCTGTAGTCACCGCTGCGGTCACGAACACCGAACCAATTCTCGATGTCACCCGTCGGATCAGTACGACACAGTGTCTTCCAATCGCACAGCCTGCACGCAGCCACGCTACGAGGTGACGCATAAGTCTCAGCCTTCATGCGCAAGCCAATGGCTCGTGTCTCATCCAGCGCATACTGGATAGAGTCACCAGTCATTACCCAGTCAACCTCCGAAGACCAAGCACGCCTGTCTCTGCTATTCAGGTGCTGCATAAAGTCTTGGTCAATCTCTGCCTCATGCTCATGACACGCAGCCAAGTACATAGCTGAGCTAGTATCCTGGTTCTTAGCAGTGCTAAGCGTACCGTTCTTTAGGACTCTGATTGGTTTCGGCTTAGCGACTCGTCCGAAAACGTACCGTCCGACAATCGACATTCAACCTCCGTAAGTATGTGCTTTAAAACTAAAACATCATGTTGATAATTTTCAGGGATTGATTTTTCTAAACGCTTGATCATGCTTAACAAGATGACAATGTGTCTGATGCTTAGACCTACAAATACCCACTCAGTTAATGGTGTGTTCTTACTCATTGCCCAAGCCTGTCCTCCACATAGTCTTGAGCAAAGTTCTCTTCATTAATGCGACGGTTAAGCTCACGCTCTACAACCAGTGCCTCTTGCAACTTGCCGTTCATAGCAGTGAGTAACTCAACACTAGATGTAAGGTTATTGATTAGCTTAGTAGCTGCGACCATTGGATCTTGGTAAGTCATTACTCACCTCCTTGTAAGCTCTCGTCGAAACGCTTGATCCCTCGAGCTAAGTCACGCTGACCTAGATCATGCAGGTATTCAAAGAGACACAGCACAGCGTGCTCGAGTTCCTCGATCTTTTTCTGCTGCCTGATTAGCGCAGCGGCTGCCTCGGGGCTGATCTCTTCTCCCCGCACAGCCTTCCAGTCTTCCTTGTTCTCAGTGGTCAACTCTTTAAGCTGCTCGATCTCACGCTCGACATCATCAAGCCTGTCATCATGACGGTCAGTAATACCATCCAGGTCATTGATGTCAGAATGCATCTGATCGTAATCGTACTCGTTCATGGCCTCGCTTACAGCGTCGCCCATCATCGAGCCGAAGTCAGAGCTATCAATCTCTGATCGGACAAAGTCACTCAGCTCGTCCTCGTTAATCGCAAGGCTTCCATTGATACTAACTACTGGCATGATTCCTCCTTAGGAATATTACATTGGGGGTCTGACACGTTAGGCTCCGGACATCCGAAGCACATTGATTCAACTGCAAATGGTTGGGGTACGGCACCACCTAGCTTGATGCCGCACACGACACATACTTTCTTTATCCATGGATACTTGAGTGCCCATGCAGGGTAAGGTTTGTAGTTACCTTTATTCTTCCAGGTCATATTCGCTCCATGATGTCTTGATACATTGTCCAGAACGCAGCGACATGGACATCGGGTGGTGCATCACCAAAGCTTTCGAAGTAGGCGTCTTCATTAGGTGATGCGAGTAAAACAGCCTTGGATCTGGCGGTATAGATAACTTCTTCTGATCCATCGAGTGTCTCATGCAGCCAATTATCCATGTAATCACGAACAACATCATCATCCACATCATCTTCATCATCTAACTCCTCAGCCTCGACGGTGATCTCAATGAAACTGTCTCGCTCGCTTTCGTACATCTCGACGTACTCACGCATGACAAAGTGGTACCAATTCTCTAACGCAGCGTATGCATCTGAGAATGTTGGTGGCTCGTATGGTTCTTCAACCAATACTCGTAACGGCTCTGGCTGCGGCCATCCCATCCATACCCAAACCTTTAGTGCGAACTTCTTCAGTAGCTCAGTCATCTGAACCTCCATCTCTTTTAAATTTAAAAAATAAAGTTTGAATGCTTCCCCCTTCCGCTTGCGGGAGGGGGAGGGATTCAAACGTTAGTAGTCCGGGTCATCCTCGGGCGGACCAACATGAAAGCCCATGCTCTCATTGACCGCAGCCATGCCACCCATAGCAAACGATTCCATGTTGCGTAGGTGTGACTCGCCGTCATCCTCTAGCTCTAACTCTTCAGGCTCACCGGCTAGGGTATAGTGATTGATGCTATTGCGTAGCTGGCACACGTTATAGTGCGCAGCCTTGAGTGCATCATGTACTTTGATCGCATCATCAGGGGTTAGCCCTTCGATCCAGTCCTGGTGCCAGAAGGTACGCTCGAGACAGTGAAGCTCACCGATCATGCGAACAGTAGCCTCATACATTTCATTTCTTTTCATTAAGCACCTCCATGTTAGTTGCCCATTGGACAGCCCGTAGTACTGAGTCGATTTGTTTTTGTTCTAAATGATTTAAGCTACCAGATTTATCACGCCACAATACAAGGATGCCTTGCCATACTTTCTTCGTTGGCTTGTGAACAGTACCCATCAGTTCTCCCTTGGATGGATGACAGCTATGAGCCTGAAGCCTTGGCTCTCGGCACACCAGCTAGGCTCGGACCTACCCACACCTACACCGAACAGGTTTGTGCGTGTGTCTTGGATCACCATCATAGACTCGGCAGCCTTCTCGGATATCTCCAAAGCTCTGCCTCCGGCACGCTTTGGGTGACTGTACCAAGTCATGTCACGCCAATCAGTCTCGATCATACTTAGCCTCCAATGCAGCATCGACCATGGCATCACGAGCATCCTCTTCGCTCTGCGTGTATGCATCAGCACATGCAGCGCCTGCATCCTCAAAGCTCTGCTCGTAGTACCACATGTCCTCGCCTGGTATTCTCCACACATAACCGTACCGAATGAAGACTTCATAGCCCTGCTTGGCTAGCTCTTTAAGGTGGGCTGCGCAGTTTGTACTTGCGATCTCGTCGAGGTCACAGACTAGCTCCTCGTCACGTTCGTTCATTGTATAGGTGGTCACATACCAGTCAGGTCCTGCAACTGTACCAGGGCCGTCCTCAGGTGGGTCGTAGTAGCTACTCATCGTATGATCCTTCCTTCATAGCTTCTTCTGCTGCACGCATACCTTCAGCAAAGCCAATGCTGCGTGCTTGATGCGCAAGTATATGCATCTGACTAAGGCTTGGGTTGTAGTCCTCCATTAATTCATGAAGTTCTTTGATTGTTTTTGGGATATAAATTAATTCCATGCGACCCCCATAATAGACTAAGAATATACCCCTAGGTATACCCCCCCTAAAGGGGGGGATACACTAGGGGGTTAATAAGCAGACTTAGTATCAGTCTTAGTATCCATGTCCTCATCCTTTAATCTCGTACCGCTCAGTACATACAAGTTAGACAGGTCTAGCTCCCTGTCCTCATCAGTAGCAGTAGGTGGACCGATCAACTCATCATGAAGATTACCAATCTCTTCGTTGTTACGGTCAAGCCTAGCCCGCACATCAATAGCAATGCGGATCACCTTGTTCAGGTTAATGATCTTACGTTCAAGCGTATCACGCTCAAGGCATAACGACGCACGCCTACAACCTAAGTCATCAATCAACTCGGTTGGATTGTCACATAAGATCTGAATCAATTCGCTAACTAACATCGTTCATGTCTCCAAGACAGGTGTAAACAGAAAGAACACACACTAAGACAGCAGTAAACACAACAGCATACTCTAACACTGACTCATCCTTCTCATTCAAATAAAAAAAAACAGACCATCCATCTTCCCCGTAGCTTGCGAGGGGAGATGGATGATCTGTTTCCAACTGAACTCTAACCGTGCAACTCCATCATACACTCATTACATAACGGTGTAATAACTTCGTTCGTCTCTTGCCAACGCTTACGACCATAACGATCTTCACTGTCAGCAATCTGTGCCTTGTTGATCTTGACACAGCGGTCAGTCACAACCTCACCTGAAGGGCTATTGTAGCAGCCACAACCAGTGCATTGATAGTACCTCGTCTCCGTATCGAAGTCGTGATACATATCTACGCTAGCCATGTCCGTCAGATCGTGGTTCAGATGTCTCTGTCCAGGCTCACGAAACATGATCGTAATGTGGGTAGGTATATCACTCACCTTGAACCCATCATCATAGTGCTCACGCACCTGGGGTAATACATTCCTCTTGAGTCCTAACTCACGCACATCTTCGGGTCTAACAATCATCTCATTCTCCTTATTAAGTCGGCCCGCCCATCGGGCCCTGCGGAGCAGGCTTGGGGCCGGCATTCCCTGAACAGACCCGACAGGATAGACATCTCCCAGGTAAGGGGCGGTGTGATCGGCTAAAACGTGGGCGCAGGGCTGGTGGTTTTGGTTTGGTTAAGCGCAGGGTTGGTGGTTTTAACCGAAGGGGGCCCCGCCTCGGCACAAATAAAAAACAACAAGCCAAAAAAAAGAGCACCGAGAGCCGAAGCCCCCGATGCCCTTTCACCCTACGACCACCAATCATCATCGTCGTCTGGATATTTCTCACTATCACACATCTCGCAGCCGATCTGAACACGACCGCTTTCTTCAACGAACCGACAAAGGATCTTGCCATCGACGATAACTTTAATACCTCGAGCAATATCATCTTTAATCCACTGTTCCATTAGGACCTCCAAAGGTGGGACAAGGAGACATCGCTGCCTCCCTGCCCCGGTTAAAGATTACGAGTTAGGAGTAGTGTGCAACGTACCAGGATTGTAAGCCGTCGTCGTCGCAACTTTATTCTTGGTCATGGTGTAAGAAGCATTGCTATACAACGCAAAGGGAGTGAAATCCTCAGCGAGCATACGATCAAGCTCAGCTTCCATCGAGCCATCAAACAGACCAGACAAGACACCAGCAGCAAGGTCCTCTTCGATCATCGTATCAGACGAACGAAGCTTAAGACGAGCACCGTAGCCAACGTAAGCGTTAGCAGGAGCATCGACCAGCTTGCCATCGACATTGTGAACGACGGGACCATGAGCCACCACCACCACACGCCAGAAGATGTTAGGTACTTCGATCTGATTACCGTCCGCATCAAGCAGCGGCTGATCATTCGAATCCTTTTTAACAATCGTTCCAGAGTACTTCGCATTGTACTCACGATCGAACATCACCATGACAGCGCCAATGCCTGATGGCAACTGACGACGACGACCTCCGTTAGTGGCTTTTTGTTGGGAGGATTTAGCACCGAGAAATTTGGTAGTCATTAGTATTTCCTTTCGACTTACCTGTTAACAAGCGCCTGCCAGAATGGCCGACGAAGGAGTGGCATGACAGGCGCATCCCCTGCGGTTAAATGCATGGTGCAGACCGACGCGTAGTCCTGGTAACGACAACCCCCCCTCCGGTACCCGACCTTCCTCCCGGACTTCCGGCCCACCCTCTATATATGGACTTTTCTGCCGAACAGTTTTTCGCTAAAGAGTGACATCTGGAGGTAATGATGGGACGCAAACAAAAAGACAGCACCTACACACCGGTGCTTAATCGCCATTTATTAGAGGGTGCTTTTTCGGAGTGCATGAGTCAGGTCTTAATGAGTCTGGACCAGTGTCGCTTGCACAAGGAAACCAAGGACCTGACCATTGAGCAGCACATTCGTGCGCTCTGGGGCATTACGATGGACGAGACAGGTGTTCCTGTTTTGCTTACCGATGGTCGCCACAGCAGCACACTAGTTAAGAAGCAGGCTCAATACATTCAGCGGATCAAGTCTCTTCGTGCAACCCTGATGAAGCTTGACCCAAACGAAAAGGATAACCTGGCTCCGATCCTCAAGGCGATCACCATGTGGATTCAGGATGCTCATTTGATTCTGCATGAAGACACGCCATCAGATGTTCGTGAGTATTTAGCAACGAAAGGGGCTGTAGATGACGAAGCGGAAACCAGGGAAGTTGTCGGTATCCAGTGAGGCCTATGAGATTTACGATCCTACCGAGGCGGTTAAGATTGTTCCTGAGGGACATGTGGCGGCCGGGAAGAAGGTTATCAAGCGCGAGGCTCATGGAGCCATCAACGGCGTCCTTCGTTCTATTATACAGGCCGAATGGGAATCGGGTGAAACCGTTTCTTCACTGGCTAAACGCCATAGCGTTACCGGGCGAACGATCCACCGATGGAAAAACGATAGCGGCTGGGAACGTTCTATTGATGGAACGTCTACTGCAATCCTCGAGCACGCTCGGGCCGAGATCCGACGAAAGGTCGAGCGAAGCAAGGTTGAGGTTACGGCGGCGATAGAGGACGTTGTAGCTGGGCATAAGGTTGCTACTCAAACGTTAAACGCAATGATGCAGGAAGCTATGGCTCGCGCTCTTGCGTATCCTCATAAAGATCCCTTTCGTCAGTTGTTGATTATTAAAGTGGCGTCTGAGGTAGCTCGAAATATTCAAATGATGGACCGCAAGACCTGGGGCATTGACGATAGTAAGACTAAGACTACCACTGAAATCTTCGACGTTTTGACAACAATGGAAACAAAAGTTGAGCGACAAGCTCTTGCGGTAGATAAGTCACCCGCTATAATAGATGACTATGGAAAATAATGTTTTACAAATGCTTGGTGAGTTTGGTGCGCTTGGTTTAGCCAGTGGNGCTATCTTCTGGATGTANATTAAGATGAGCCAGCGCATGGATAAGATGACAGACAACTTCCAAGCCCAGCTCCGAGAGCAAGCACTAGGGCACAACGACCGTGAGGCTGCGCTCAGAGACCGCTACGACCAGGTAATCGCCACCTACAACGATGAGCGACTAGAGGTTATCCAGGGCATTGGCAGCAGGCTTGAGGTTATGGAAAAGGAATTAGAAGACATCGAAGGCAATTTAAAATTAGTTTTAGAGCTACTGAATGACGGACGTTAAAAACGAAATTTTGCGCTGCGCGCAAAGCTTTGAGTACTTCAGTGAAAACCACCTGAAGATTATTACCAAAGAGTCTCAACTTCAGCCGCTTAAATTAAACTCAGCACAAAAAGAAATCATTGCTGGGTTTGATGACAGCAGCCACCTGATGCTGCTTAAGGCTCGCCAGCTTGGCAGCACGACGGCGATCGCTGCGTACTTCTTTTGGTATACGCTGTTTAAGCCGTATACTCGTACCGCTGTGGTGGCTCATACTGACGAGGCAGTGAAGAAGATCTTTGAGATCTATCGGATGTTTTACGACAAGCTACCAGATTTTTTAAAGCTAGAGACAACTCGTGCCCGAGAAAATGAATTGAAATTCATTACGGGTAGCAGCATCCGAGTTGGCTCGGCTAGCTCTCAGAGCTTTCGTGGCGGCACATACAACCTAATCCATGCGTCCGAGTATGCGTTCTGGGGCAACATGGAGAAAACCATTGCATCTTTGTTCGGTGCCCGAACAAAGGATGCAAAGGTTGTCCTGGAATCTACAGCCAATGGAATGAATGAAGCCTATGACATGTGGAGCAAAGAGGTAGGCTATACTAAAATCTTCCTAAGCTGGAAGATGGACACAGCGTACACACTGCCAAAGCCAAAGTTTACTGATCCGACAGAAGATGAGCTAGAATACAGCTACAAGAATAAGCTTAACCAGACTCAGTTTAACTGGATGATTAGCACGCTGCGGACAGCTTGCGCAAACAACTGGAACATCTTTAATCAGGAGTATCCTGCGTCCTCTGATGACGCTTTTATTGCTACTGGCGCTCCGTTTTTCCCTAATCATTTCCAGGTTAATAACGCTAAAGATGGCTATATTGAGTACGCTAAGCCTAGTAAGTTTGGTGTTTACACTATGGGGGTCGATACAGCGACTGGTAGTCCTGGCGGCGATTACAGTGCGGTTATGATTCTTGATGTTACGGATAAGAAAAACATTAAAATGGCTGCGAGTTACTATGAAAGAATTCCTCCGAGTATGTTTTCTCGCAAGGTTCTTGAGTTTGCTCGCCGCTATAACGCTTTGCTCGTAGTCGAAACCAACAGTTATGGCCTAAGTGTACAGGACTTCCTTCGGGAACAAGGCTACCCCTTTATGTACCGCACAACGAGCTTCGATAAAGTAACCAATACCTGGCAAAATCGCCTTGGTTTTATGACGACGGCAAAATCTAGGCCGATGTTGTTTAACAGGCTTTACGAGTACATTACTCGAGAGTGGTGTAATGCAATTTGCCCCCGGTTTCGCTCTGAAGCGAACCGGTTGCAATACAATGGTAGAGGCAAAGTTGAGGCTGCGTCTGGTCAGCACGATGATATCGTTATGGCAACAGGCCTTGCATTAATGGGCCTTGACCAAGTAGGTGAGATAGAAGAAGAAGTTAAGAAATCTTACAGGCCGAAGACGACTCGAGAGATTCTTGAGTGGGAAATGCGGACTGGAAGAATATGGGGAAGTGCTAAGAGGTCGGAGTTTGCTAAAGATAGCAGCGAAGATGTTTTTAGTGCGTTAGATAGTCTCTTATAAATCGGTTCTTGGCACGTTACGCCTCGTAGAAAGGAAAAGAGATGACAGAGATGAATGCCGAAGAGCGGCACGAAAGCATTGTTGCGATGTTAGAGGGTAGAGAGTTTCAAAAAGACGAAGAGTCTGAATCCGTAAACGAGGTGTCGGAACCGGAAAACGAATCTGAAGAGGAAATCGCAACAGAGGAACACGAAGAGGAAGAAGGAGAGGCTGAGTTTGCAGGGGAAGAGGAATATGAGGCCGAAGAAGGCCACAGAGTTCCTTACGAGCGCTTTAAGCAGATCAATGACCGGAGACGAGAGCTACAGGAAGAACTCCAAGCTCGAGAAACGGCCCTTGAAGAATTGCAATCGCAATTAAATGCAAAGCACTCACAGCAAAAGCAGCCAGAGGTTCCTGATGACAGCTACTACTTCAATGATTTTGAAGGAGAGGGTGAAGAAGCTGATCCCGATGGCTGGTCGCAAAAATTTAAACTTCTCGAAAATCAAAACCGAGAGATCCAAGTTAAATTTGCTTCAATGGAACTAGAACGAGAGATCACTTCTGCTCAATCTGAGTATCCTGATGTTCCCGAAGAGTATCTTTGGGAGACTATCGCTCAAAATGGCAATATTTCTGCGCGTGATGCGGCTGCCCACTATACCGAGTTTGTTGCTGGTATTGAAGAAGCTGCCATTGCAAAATATTTACAGGAATCCGGGGGAAAGGCTGACGCCCCACCTCGACCACAACGAAAACAGACAGCGGCATCTAATTCTAGCAATGAAGAGTGGCAACCAAAGAACACTGATGAAGCTAGAGAAGCGATGCTCGCTTATCTTAAATCTTAGGAGCTAATGGCAATTATGGCTGTTACAATTTCGGATCTTGATGCGATCCTAAAAGAGTTTTATCTCGGACCCATCATTGAAAGCTTAAACAACCAGCTTGAAATGGTGCAACTTTTCCAAAAATCTACGCTGGACTGGCAGGGACGCCAGGTTGTGATTCCAGTGCATGTTAGCCGCAATGACGGCACGGGTTATCGTGCTGAAGCTGGGCAGCTTCCTGATGCTGGTAAGCAGGGCCATGTGAACCTGAACGTAAAGGCCAAGTACCTTTACGGTCGATTCTCCCTTACCGGTCCGGCT